CGTTACCAATAATAAAAACTTTACTCATCTTGGATATCTCATCCAAATTGTTGCAATCCACTTTTCTAAACCATCAGCTGGTGGTAAACCAGCATGTAGTGTAAGTTTGTTTATATCCATTGTGTAATTATATTCAAAGTAAATTAATGCACCTTTCTTTGGTACAAACTTCAATCCTAAATGTGGAAACTCTGTTTCGCCACCTTCTGGAACATCATTAAGATAAAATATTGCAGTTGCTTCTCTTTGTTCATTACTCTTGTCTTTTACACCATGTACAAAGAAATCAAAGTGTGCCTTATATTGTTGTCCTTTCTGGTAATTGATAACCATAGTATCTTCAAAGTTTTCTGTTTGTTTACCAAAGAACTCGGCAGTATTATCTCTTAGAAGTCTATTCACTGGATGTTCATGTGCTGTTATAAAAAAATCAGAACTTGTACGAGCCTGATCAGGTCTAATCTTACCATCATCCCTATCTACTACTTGAGAGTTGTGAACTCTTGGTCTAGAATATTCCACCAGTGCATCACAATCACTTGGTGCAATAAAGTTCTCTATGTATGCAACTAATGGTTCATCGTTGTATACATCAGACTCATACAAATACATTTACAGTCCTTTCAATAATGGGAAGATTTTTGCAATCTCCTTGGCACATGCTTTCGCAACTTCCATGTGTTCTTTTTGAGTTCCATTTTCACTTCTTAATTCTATATAATGTACCCAAGAACGTAGTGTACCATTCATCATAACACATGTCTTTGTCAATCCTTCAGGCAAAACTGCACGAGCCTGTTCTTTAGCAATACCATTTTCTATTGCCCAGTTGTACGCTTCTTTTGCTTGATTGATTATGCCATGTTGTTTTCTTTGCCAATTTGTAATTATATCTTGTCTATGTAAATCCAACTGTATAGATGGGTCATTCTCTATCTCTATAGAGTTCTGTCTATTGTTTGGATCTTGAAGTCTACATTCACGAGTTGTGAAAGCATCTCCCATAGACTGTGGATCGGCATACCTCTGACTAAATTCTTGAAAACTGAAACTTCTATGACGTACAATTTGATGTGCAATATCACGAGTTGTTTCTATTTCAACACAAGCACTAGCCATTTCTAAAGGCGACCAGTGTTTGTTGTCTACGAGATACTTGATAAGTTTCTCTGAGGTTTTCTTGTTAAATTGATTTGCTGGGTTAGATACACGAGCACAGTATGAAATTAAATCTTGGACATTTTCAAGTCCTTCTTCAGCAAAATCCTCTGTAGGCATCGAATACGATACCAACTTAGCGGATGTTAGCATTTGGTTTTCCTTATTCTCTGTCACCATTATCTTTGTTCACCTTTTTTATATTTTCAAAATCCCAACCTACTTGATTAATAACATATGGAAAATCGTAAGTGAGTATCTTTTTCTTCCCATCTACGATTGCTTCAATTTCCCACTTTGTTTGTGACAATTGTTTATGTTCCATGTTTTATCCTTATTCAAATTGAGCAGTTTAATATCATGCTCAGGATAATGTGTTATGCCCGCCGTCTTGGACGCCATGACATGTTCGACTTATTAGCGACTTCTGCAAGTCGTTTGGAAAGTTCGATATCACGCTTCTGAAGTTCAGCGCAATCGGACTCTAGAGTCTTTACACGAGCAGTAGCTTCTTCAAGCTTTGCACGATAGAAGTCTCTTTCCCTAATAAGTTCATTCGATTCGTTTGAACGAACTGGATCTGGAAGTTCAACTTCGATACCCATTAGAATGTCTCCTTTACTAGTTTGAGTAGTTTCGTTTTGCATTTCTCCTTGTCGTAAGATAGAAATGCGGCGTACTTAACAATTAATCTTCTGCTATCGGGCCATACTAGATCATCACTCATTCCTTCATCAAATCTCCTAACATAGTTTAGTAATCCTTGCAGAATTACCATCGTTTCCAAACTAACTCTTTTAGCGAGGAAGTTCTTTAATAATACAGGATGTTTACCTGTTTGTAAAGAGAAAATTGAATCAAAATCGTCAACTTGTTCACATAAAAATGACATATCAGTAAGAAAGTTATATGTCAGTGATTGTTTGCTCTTAGACCATTTCAGATAATTCTCTTCCTTAAAATCTCCTAACCACCCTTTAGGTGAGTGGACAAAATTTGCAATAAAGTAGTCCAACGCTTTATCATCATATTTCTTTGCAACCCTAGCGAAAAAACTTCTGTCTCTCCTTTTTAAAAAAGAAGCCTTTGTTGCAGATGTACGTCCACCGTATCTGGTGTAATCGTAGTCTGTAGTAAAATGCAACTTGAGACCAAGGTACATTTGGTAGGCTTCCCACGCTTCCATTGGAAACTCCTTAGATTGGTAGGGTTGCTACTTTAGGCAAGAAGTTTAATTCTCTTGCATCGGCTTCTATTTTCTCTTTGAGGGGTTTTGATATGAGCGGTGCTATTGCGTCTGGCTCCATTTGGTTCTTTTCACAATAATCTAAGATTGCATCCATATAACTAACCCCACCTTGTGCTACAATTGTTTCAATTTTAATTGCAAACTTCTTTGGTGTCATCACTGTAATCTCTTCTAGATTCATAATTTGTCCTTATAAAAATGATAGGGAGCAGGGCGCCCCACCCCCTATCTAATAAAGCAGAGCCAGCGTATCTAGGCTGGGTGCATCGTAATCCTTACCGTAGGACTACACGAGCGTATTGAGGCGCCACCCTATTCGTGTTCTCCGCCTGGGTCATTTGGATCAAGTTTAATTTTTTGAACTTGACCATTACCAGAAAGATACATAACTTGTCTAGACCTACTTGGTGTACTAGTAGGAAAACTTTCAAAAAAATTCGGATTGCGTTTTGCAGTTTCAAACGTACCGACTGTTATTGCAATTGCAGCAAGTATTAATACATGAGCTATTGCACTTACTCCAAACACAATAAAACTACCAAGATAAAATGAGAATGCAATACACCACATCCACGCTAATATTTGTAGTATTAAATGTCTGGTTTGTAAATCTGGAATATGTCTAAGAGGATTCTTATTTGCATCCATTACACTTGTCCACATTTCATATACCCATTGTCTCATATCTGTCACCTTTTCAAATGTTACTTTTACTGGATAATGTGCATCCACAATATCTCTAAAATCTATTGCATCATATAAGTTCACAAAGTTTTGTACAACTTTTTTATCTTTAAAATATCCAGTTACACGATACATAATAATCTCCAAATTAGGTGGTAGGTTATTCTGTTACTAGGAAACCTACCGAAACCCTATCGGATTAAGCTGCTAGAGCGTAACCTTGAGGTGCAAAATTATCGTTTGCGTTTAGTTTTGTTAGACTATTAGGCGTCTATCCCACAGTTCTACTCTTACCTATCCCTATCAGTCGATCCTAGTTCGCCCCCATCATAATCCCACTCCCAAGCAGTGATTCAATATCTCATCTAGAAGTGAGATTATGGTGGAGGCGATGGGTACTGCCCCCATGTCCTGTCTAGTATTCGGTTTGTATCAACAAACTGTACTCTATTTATACCATAGTAGTTCCAAAGAGTCAAGAAGAAATTGATCCTACTGGTTTACAAATAAATTCTACAGTATCCCAATCACCATCAACTGGAATTTCTGTATACTCAACCATCATAACTTCACATTCTGATTGAGTCTTAAACCATTGTACATCTTGTTCTAGACATGTGCTTCCAGAACAAACTGTCAATAGTATATGCCAAATTGTTTCCATTACAATGGCATTCCTTTTTCTATCTTAATATGTTCTAATCCTCTTCCAGTATTAAGAATGCAGCCTGTGTCTGCACTAGTAAATTCTAACAGTGTCCACGTTTCTGTTTCTTCGTTGTATGCAACAACAATTTTAGAATTAGTTAATGCACCTGTTGTATTCATTGTTTTACCTTCAAGTTTGATGTATGGTGCTTCACCAAACCTTAATGTGATATCAATCATTTCTTGTGCTGATCCACACTGAACTGGTTTTTGTGTCCAGTATGGTTGTGCAAATGCTGGACTACATCCCAGCATCGCTACGCATAGCAGTAACTTCCTCATTTTCTTTTTCCCATTCTGTGACAAACTGTTCTACAGTTTCTACTAGTAGTGGTAAGTAGTCATGCTTAGTTTTAATAAACTCTTGAACCGTTCCATCTTCTGTTACAACAAGAATTACAATCTGATTGATTTCAATTCCTGTTCGTTCTTCAAACATTTCTGCATATGCAGCTGCTTGAATATAGTAAGATTCATTGTACTCATCATTCCTCTCAGATCGAGAAGTCTTAAAGTCAATGATTGATGGCTCCCCATTGTATTCTGCAATACAATCCACCCTACCAGCAACTTGATATTTGTCACTCCAGAGTCCACACTCTTGAGAGAATATATTATCTATTCTTTTTTCCATTACTGGTTTTAGTTGTTGAAACAAACACCAAGGCAGAAATTCACGATTGTCTTTTTCTACCTCTTGATTGTTTAGAAAGTCCTCACACATTTGGTGGACTTTAGTTCCACGAGTTGCAGCAGTTCTTGAAATATAATTTGCAACATCATGTCCGACTCTATTACGCCACTCGGCTAAACCCTCACGTTTTCGTACATTCAGTACAGTTGTGATTGATGGATACGTTCCATTTGGCGTTACATAAAATCGTTTTCGATCTACGTTCTTAGTTTTTACTTCTGGTATTTCAACAGGGTTGTGTGTAAACATAATTTATCCTCAAGTTTTAACATAGTATAATTCAAATAGTTGGTTGTGTCAATAGATTTTTAATATAATGATAATCAGCCGCTCTTGGTCGTTCAGTTCTTATTACTTCCATATGTGCTTCTGCTTCCTCTAGTGTGTCAAACTCTGCAACGACTACTGGATCTTCAGCTCTGGGTTGATATTCAATCACATACATTACTTGTCACTTTCCACCTGTCCTTGTTTTATTTTACTGATAAGGTATTCCTTCACCATACCAGAACGAACAATATCACCCAAATTAAATTCTACAGTAGAAAATGATTTCATACCTCTAAGAATTTTCATAAAATGTGATATACCTTCTTTTTCACTGCTTCTTTGCAAATCAGTTTGAAAGACATCACCACAAAACATAATCTTTGAATCTTGTCCAACCCTAGTAATAATCGTATCTAGTTCATGGAAGTTCAAGTTCTGGGCCTCATCTACAATAACAATAGCATTGTCTAATGTAATACCACGCAAGAATGAAGTTGTAAGAAACATCAACGAACCTTGGTTTTTCAATCTATCATATAAGATAGAGAATGCCTGTTCGTTTGGTTGTTCAAACATAAACTTCACCATATTCTGATATGGTACTTGGAACAATGCAGTCTTGTCCTCTTCATCGCCTGGCAAGAAACCAATCTCACGAGTTGGTACTGCACTACGAACTAAGTAAACACAATCATATGGTGTTTCATTTCGTAATACTTCTTGCAAAGCGAGATATAACGTGATGAATGTTTTACCTGTACCAGCTGCACCATACAAGAACATATTCTTACCAGATTTATAATCTTGAAAAACCTTATTCTGATTGTCAGTAGCAGGCGTTACAGTAACCATCTGGTCAAGTCTAATATCTTTTGCCTTTGCCATTATTCACTTCTCCATTTTTTTCTATGCTTATCTACAACTGCTTTAGTCTTAATATCCTTAATACTCTTTTTACCATATCTATCTGCAAAAGGTGAGTCTGGATGAGCCTCTGCAATTTTACTTTGCATTTCTTTCCACCCATCATCAGTTTTACCGTCAATTGTACCTGTTGTCGAAACAATTGCAAAGGATGATGGCATTTGTTTAATATGAGGATTTTTCTCTAGCAGTTCTTCTCTGCGAGCATTAGACAGGAAGTCCTCAAACTCTTCACCTGTCTCAGTATTTCTAAAATTAAATATCGGCATAATAATCCTATTTTTTCAATTCACCCATCTGTTCTTTTAGATGATAATTTTCTTCAGATAATTCCTTAACTCTATTTATGAGTTTGTAATAATCACTTGTCAGATTTTTCATATCGTCTTGCATCAACTCAACTTTATTTGTCAGTGCTACAAGTTCTCTACGATATAGTTCATTACCAGTGGGATCTAGATTAAGTCCTTCATCTGTCTTTATTTCCATTTTTGCATCCTCTTGTCGCATTTTCCACAACATCCAATCGTAATACCGTTCAGGCTCTCTAGTCATGTTACATACCATTCTGGAACACCACGTTTTTTCCAACTCGCAAGATGTTGTTTGTACTTTATGTAGTAGTTTCTGTAAGAAACAATTGAGGATGGATTCTTTACATCATCAGGCATCGCTGGTGTTGGTTCTGTAAAGTTACCATCTGGAATATTATCTGGTGCAATTGCAAGTGCTTCATGTAGTTTTCTGTAGCTCTCATGGTCTACATCTTTATCATACCTGTAAACAAACTCTTGATTTAGTTTACTCCATAAGTCATATAGGTATTCGTAGTTTGCTTTTGATTGTCGAACCCAAATACCACTAGGATGATTTACATGAGATGCTTTGTAAAGAACATTCTCAAGATTAGAACTCAACTTCCATCTTTTGATTTTACGTCCATTCTTAGTCCGTCCATAGTATTCTTTACCATCTAATACACGATGTGCAGTAGACATAAGTTGAGCATACTCAATAATCATTTTACTAGCATGACTGTCCACATGCATAGTAGCACTGATTTTTGGATCTTCATGTAAGTAAAAAATATTCATCTACTTCTCCCACCGATAGAAGATATGATCTTCAATCTCAATTGTTTTTGTTTTGGTTCTCGCCCATGCTGGACGTACATAGTCTGCATGATAGTGTGTTGCACCTTCTGTAATGTCCATGAGTTTTATTGTACCATCAACTACCATTTCACTCAAGAGAAAAATCTCATTAAATGTTTCTTTATCATGTGCAACATCGCTTTTGCCATCACAATACCAGCTGAACTGACACTTGTGTCGGATAGGTATCATTTCACCAGTACCCTTCCAACTAGGTCGAGAAGGGCCTTCATAGACAACACCACAAATAGTATTTGGAAAACGAGAATCATTTACACGATTTATAGTGACAGACATAACTGCCATCTGTCCAGCTGCTGGTTGATTTCTTGCCTCGTGATATACATTCTGTGCAAGACACATTGCTTCTTCATGTTTAAAATGCACAGAACCTATAGATGAATCGTCAGCGTATGCAGCTGGCATGAGTGTCAATGCACTCATCATTAGTTCTTTAATCATGGATAGTTACCCCAATATTCGTTCCATTGACTTGATACAACATCTTTTGCGATATCTTTATCCCAATTAGACGTATAGCCTAATTTATCAATTACGAATGTTTGAACTTCAGAAACATGTTCAGCTTCACTAAACATGTCCTCAATCCCATCAATTGAGAAAACCTCTTCCTCAATATCCATCATGTAACTTTTAACTGCTCCCATTATACAATCTCCTCAAAACCCATCATTGCAACTTTGTACTTCTTAGTACCCAATAACATCTGGTCGTTCATACTTGTAGAACGTAAACCATATGTTTGTCCATCCACTTCTTTAAGTGGAGCCATAACAGTGACGTTTGGATTATAGTCACCATTCTTTTCACCAT